CCTTGGCGGACACAAAGGGGAAGTATGCCGAAAAATCCCCCGCCGTAAATGACGGGGGATTTTTTACCTATCGAGTTTACGCATGACGCTATTGTAGACGCGCTCGTTAACAACTTTCAAACTGTCCATCAGTTCGTCCATAACCGCCCATGCCACACTTGGCTCAACAGCTGATACGGCCCGCAGAAAGTCGCTGTCGCCGAAAACATCAACCGGTGCAGGAGCGGCGGAATACAGCATTGGCGACATTTTGTCGTTAACGTCGTTTTGCTGGTTAAGCACCGTATACAGCACGGCAAGGCGTTCATAGTTTGTCCAGCTGGACTCTTCGGTTTCTAACCGCGCTATCCACCTTTTGATCTCGGTCTCATCAATCATGGGGCGTTTACCCCCTTTCGTCCTCCAGCACGTCCATGCAGCGCTGAATGGCGCTTCGGATGGTGTCATCGTCTGCGCTATCCAGCATATCCTGCAACTGCCGTCTCATTCCGTCGCGTGCGCTGTCGCGGCTGTAATGACCCCGGACATAATGCTTTCGGCTTCTTGCGTAGGAGCTACCACCTCCGTACTCATCGCGCGGATACCGACGCGGCTGATACCCAGCTCTGGAATAGCCGCCATCTTCCATTGCCTCAATTTTATCCAGATTTTTGATGGTGCTTGCCAGTTTGTGCGCGATATCCAGATCACCTGCTCCAAGCTCACCCTTTCTGGCAATTTCGTCCAGCTCATCGCAAAGCATATCGCGCAGCTCATACATAGATTTCATGCTCATGCTTTACCTCCTTTCAGCAGACGCGCTCCACGATCATGTTGCTATTGGCAAAGCTGATCGCCTGAGCGCTGGTGTTCTCCATCGCCACCGTTACGCAGCAGCCCTTCGGCACGTCCACGTTGGCAGCGACGAAGATATTGAAATAGTTCTCCACGGCGGCGGGCGTTACCGTTGCCACGGCGCTGGTCAGCGGCTCTCCGTTGATAGCCAGCGCGGCGGAGATTGCACCCACCGTGCCACCGGTGGGGATGGCGATGTTTCCGCCGAAGGACACACGGAAACGCGCCTTGCACTGGTTTGTCAGGCCGCGCAGGAACACCTGCCCGCTGCCCTCGCGGTGTACGATGCAGGACTTGCCCGCAACGGCAGTTTCCGTCATCGGTACATTCTGCCCAGCAGGAACAGAAACGATGTTGGTATTTACATATTCAGCCAAAATACTCACTCCTTTCAAAAATGCAGGCGGCGGAGCTATTGCCCCGCCGCCTTTCAATATCAGCCCGGAGCTGAACAATTTCCGTTTTGGAAATAGATTCCTATGCAGTTGTCAGCAGCCGGAGCAACCGGTGTAGCTGCCAGCCCACGGGTTGCAGGATGCATACGCCGGGATGGGCGTAGGCCGCAGCTGGGAGATCAGGTAGCTGTTCTGCGCAGCCTGAGACGCGGCCAGACGCAGCTCCTGATTTGCGCTCTCCAGATCGCGCATCTTGGAGTTGGTCAAGAAGTCCAGGATGGCACGGCTGTTGGCGTTCTGATTCTCCACGATGTCGCGGGTGGCGTTCTGCACGGTGTTCCGCGTGTCACACGCCTGCGTCGCCATATCATAGCGCACCTGCGCAATGGCGGCTCTGTTCTCGCAGCAGCAGTTTGCCGCCTGCATCTGCATAGCGCTGAGCTGCTGCATCAGTGCGGCCTGCTGGTTGGCGCGGGACAGCTCGGCATTGCCGAAGCCGGTCAACAGCGTGTTGTTTACGGCATAGAAGCCGTCGCACAGCCCGCCGTTAATCAAATCCATCTTGCGCTCGATGTTGGAGAAGTCGGAGGCCAGCACATAGCCATCCACCACACCGCCGGAATTGCCGTTGTTGCCCCAGCCGTTGCCGCCCCAGCCGCAGAACGCGAACAGGAACAGGATGATGAGGAACCACGCGCCGTCGCCGCCAAAGCCAAAGCCGTTACCGCCGCCATTGGCAGGGGTAACAGGCATGGTCATGGTGGGCATACCCTCGGAAAGAGACATAATATCACTCCTTTTTGTTGATGTAATTTATCTGAATCGCGGCCACGATCAAGAAACAAGTTATGTTTTGTCTTATGCTTTTGCTTAGACTTTGCTTATTCCATCAGACTTTGAAACTGCTTTGCCATCTGCTGGAGCTGGTTCAACTGCTGCTGTGTGAGCTTGCCGCTTTGCAAAAGCTTTTCGACCTCCGCTTTAGGGTCGCCCTGGAAATTCGCCTTGAACTGCTTGAACTGCTGCACCATCTGCATAAAGCCGTTGCCGCCGCCCATTGCACCGAAAAACGGATTATTCATCGCTCTTTTCCTCCTTGCGCTTCTTGCCCTTCATTTCGCTCACAAGCGCCGCCAGCGCGTCAAACTCTTTACGGGTCACATATTCCGCAGCGGGCGCTTTCTGCGTGTCAGGAGCGCTTGCAAGCCGCTCCACAAGGTCGTACACCTTGAGCGTCGGCTTGCCGCTTGCATCGGCCTGTTTCAGATACACCGTGGGCGCCGTCGAATCCCACAGCGCCACCGCCGCATTGGGCGCGACCATCCAGCTTCTTGCCTCCTGTTCGCCAGATACCCACTGCACGCCGCTCTGCGGCAGGGGATTTTGCGGCATCGGCGGAATGGCCTGCATCTGCTGCTGCCTCAGCTGGGCGAGGTTGTCCTGCATCGGCGGCATATAGGGGTTTCCGTAGTATGGATAGTTCATGCTTCATCCGTCCTTTCCCAATAATACAAAACTGTTTCGTTGCTGCTGTCCCAGCTGTCATATAAAACACCATCTTGTACACACACGACATGACCGGAGAGCGCGAGAATATACGTCCCAAATGGGTGCTCATCGGCAAAACGGCCAACTGTGTAACAATCAGGACAGGTATCCGGCACGATGTACCGTCGGAAACCTACCGACCGAAGATAAGCGCCCCAGCAGGAGTTAGCCGACGGCATATCTCCGTCAAGATATCCCTGTACGCAAAGCCGGAGGTACGTCTCACCCCAGTCCTTGCCAGTTGCTTTTGATATGGCTCTTACGGTACAGTCGCCTACGTTTTTACCTCGTGGGTTTTCATTGTAGTAGCTATACATATTCGCGCCTATCGTCGTGGAAAAGCTCCACGATGCGCACAAGGAAAAGCAATCCAGCAAAGTCCGCTCCGTATTGGTCGCATATATCCCGCGCCATATCCGCCGTATACCCGCACGTCAACAGCCGCTCCATTACACTCATTTCGACACCCCCTGTATATCTCACAACATACAACAAAAAAGACCCAACAAAGAGCCTGAAAAAGGTCTTTGTTGGGTCTTTACTTTATGGGTTTTTGATATGGTCGGCAATCTTTTGGTAACCGTTGCGGCGGCACTTCTTGACATACTCGACCGATGAAAACAGCCTGTTTGCTACCTGCTGGCGGGATTGTTGCTTAACGTCGCACGCGATGATGCAAAACGCCTCGTCTCCCGGAAGCTCAAGCGCGGCAACGTAATCAATGGCGCGTTGCGGGGACATACTGCGCAGTCTTGCGCGGATGTCTCGGTAAGTTGTATTCATGGCGATCATATTCGCCGTGGACTTGCGGAGCTTTGGTGGAAGCAGGGGTCGGCGCATCGTTATCCCTGTTTCGTCCAGAGTTTTGGATCCGTAAATGTGTCGCTCTCTTCACATAGAAAAAACGATTTCCTTACTGTCCCAGCAATTTCCCCCAAGTCCCCTTCCCGGCGATACCGTCAGCACCGAGGCCGTACTTGGTCTGGAACTTCTTCAGCGCCGTCTCCGTGCCGCTGCCGAAGTCACCATCCGCACCGGCACGACCGCAGGAGAACCCGTAGGCGGTCAGCGCCGCTTGCAGGGTCTTCACATCCGCGCCCTCCATGCCGCGCTTGAGCATCCGCACCTGCATGGGCAGCGTCGTGTCCTTCTCCGCAGGCACCGGCGCGTTGGCGCTCTCCACAAAGGGTACGCCCAGAGCCGCGCACAGCCCCTTGGCAATGGTCTCGCCGATCAGGGTGGTGTTGTCAATGATCCACTGGGCAACACTGGGAACATCGTGGAAGTCTGTCTCGATATACACCGTCGTGGCGGCAGGATGCTTCACCTCGTACAGTGCAGGATACGCCCGGATGACGTCCGGCGCACCCGGCGTCACAGGCCCCAGCACATCCAGCACCGCCTGACACGCCTTGTACCCGGCGCTGTTCCGGTCGCCGCTGTAACAGAACAGGTGCGTACCGCTGGCCTTGCCGTTGCAGGCGTTGGAATGGATGGGGACGTGCAGGTCAGCCTTGAACCGGTTGGACGCCGCCACACGGTTGGCCATGGTGTCGTACTGCCCCACCATCACCTCCACGCCGGAGCGCTCCAGCGCCGCCTTACACGCCGCCGCGATGCGTCCGCACTGGATGGCCTCGGTGGTGTCGCCCACCGCGTATGTGTTGCGCCTCTGGTCGCTGGGAGACAGATACACCCGCTTAACCATTGTTGCCAACCTCCTTGTGATACTGTGCTGTGCTGATGCACAGCACAGCGCCGAGGAACGTGTCCACGGCGGTGATGGTGGTCACCACCTCGTCTGCGTAGGGCCACGCCCAGACAGCCGCCAGCGCCGCGTACAGCGTAGCCACGGCGGGCAGCACGATGATGACCAGCCATTTCATTACATCATAGACCTTGTTGCTCAGTTTCATAACTGCGTTCCTTTCCGGCCTGTCGGCCTGTCAAGTTTTGCGGATCGGCAGTTTCCGCACTTCCTCCATGACGCGCTTTGCGCTGCCGTTGCCGCCCATTTTCTCATAGGGCGCGTACAGATAGTCGTTGAGATTCTCGTACTCGTCCTGCGTGACGTACCCGCGGTCGACGTACACCATACCCAGATGTATGATGCGGTCATGGGCAAGCCCCACCAGCATTTTCCGCTCGGCGCCGCCCCGGTCGACGCGCTTGGCCACCACGGCCCACAGGCCGCTGCTAGTCAGCACCGCCACCACGAGCGGTACCGCTACCTGCGCCCAAACATCCATCCTTGTCACCCCCTTAATCAAAATTCCGCGCTGTTGACGTAGTAGGTAGTGCTTCCCACCGTGATTGCGCTTTGGGTTGGGTCAGTGCGCATGACAGGACGACAATCCTCCGCTTTAGCCGGGCGCGCTGCCTCCGTAGCGTACAGTTGTAGGTACCTCTGACACTGCCACAGCGTCCGGGCGTAGTTCCCAGCTTCGTTGATCACCCATCCCCCCGCCGCATTCTTCCGCGCCAGCGTCTGCGTGTCGCCCAGCTCCAGCTTGGCCGCGATAAGGTGCAGCTGGCCGCCTGCGCTGGTCTTAATTCTGGCGTTGAGCGTTCCGTTGATGGCCAGCAGGTAGAATACATTGTCCTCATTGCAGTAAGATGCAGCGCTGGCGGGCAGCGTCTCCGGCAGCGTGGACGTTCTGGCAAACAACGTTCCCTGCGTATTGATGGCGGAAAAGGTCACCGACTGCCCGAGCAGCGTGTCCGGATTCTCGATGCGCTGCTGCGCATACGGCACCGTGGTCGCGTCGGTGCCAGTGAGATACAGACCCAGGGTCGTCAGCTGCATCCGCACGGCATCGTTGGTGCCCTTCCAGCAGTCCGGGCCGTAGACCGCGCCGTTGTAGATCGTCTGCCCTCGCTGGTTGACCCGGACGGAGGGTCGCCAGTCCGAGTTGATCAGCAGGTTCTCCCCGACAGCCGGGGCCAGCGTAGAGATGACGTTGTCAGCGATGCCGATGTTGTAACCCGGCGTCAGCGCGTGCTGCATGGTGCCGATGCTGGCCAGCAGCGCGCACCACTGGTCGTAGGTGCCGGTGTAGCCCCCACGCTTGGCCTCGCCATAGGACGATACGCGACCAAGATTAAGAGTAGGTGTGCTCATATTATCTCTCCTCTCTAATCTAAGTTCCCACCTTGACGGTGCCGACCACATCAGGCGGGTAGTCTCCGTTGACGGCCAGCTCCGTGTGGACGGGATAGCTTGGCAGTGTCCCCAGCGTCACCGTCTCCGTGGTGGGGGTCGCCAGCGTATACCAGACGGTCATAGGCGTCCCGGCGGCAGCCTGCGCCGCCAGAAACGCCTTCCACGCGTCCGTGCCGTCCGGCGGGTCGCCCCAGCGGACACGGACGGTACCCCAAACAACTCCGCAGCCCTGCCGGGTCTGGTTATTGGAGATAAACGCCTGCGGATAATGTGTGCAGGCGCTATCCGAGACAGCGGTATTCACGGCATCCGCCAGAGCGGGAGACTGATAATACCAGTCTGATTTGTCTGCTTTAAGGCCGCCGATTGTCCAGTTTTCCGTGCCGGCGAACTGCACTCCCCCCCCCCGCCGGGTGATCTGCCACTGCCCGCCGCCGATGTACGCCATCTCGTCGCGGATTTCCGTGCCGGGTATTGCCCTCAGCACCGGCAGCGTCACGGTGGTGGGTGTGGTACCCGTCCGTCCGCTGGCCGTCAGAGTGCCCTCAGACGCCACCAGCGGCACCGGCGCGGAGGGGGTGGGCGTGCCGTCCTGCTTTCCCTTGCCGGTGGCCGTGACGCCCATCACGTCGTCATAGGTGCCGTCCCAGCTGGCAGGCGCGGCTTTTGCTGCGTCCGCATAGCCTGCAATTAGCTGTGTGCCCTTGTACAGCTTCCCTGGCTTGTAAGAGCCCCGGTACAGCGCGGCGGGCTTTGTGCCTTTGTATAGCATACATTAGCCCTCCGCATACACGCCGTACCAGCTGTCGGCGTCAATGGTACCAGCCGCCACCGCCGCGTCGTAGGCGGCCTGCGTCATTTTGGTGATTCCAGGGTCGCCCTTGGGGCCTGTGGCCCCCGTCACCTTGCCGATGACCACCGACACACCGCTGTCCAGCGTGTAGATCAGATAGCCATCTGTACTGATGCTGAAATTGGGCGGCGTGTTGCCGGTGTAGAATAGCCGTAGTTCTCCGCTGTCCTCGTCCACGTCAAAGCCATACAGGCCATCGGCTACGATGGTGGCGCCGTCCTTGCCAGCAGGACCCGGAACGCCGGTCGCCGAAACGCCGGTGTCCTTGAACTGGCCGGTGGCGGGATCCCATGCATACCAGTGATTGTTTGCCCCGATATAGGGCGCGTTGATGATGCCGTTGTAGTAGTCGCTGGAGATGATCTGCGCGTCGCTGTAGACATCCGGCTGGACATCGATGCGGAACGCGAAGGTCGCCAACCTGGCGGCTGCGGCGTCTCCAGCGCCCACAAAGATATCCACCTGTGCCCGGACGATGCCCGCTGCCGCGAGCACCTGAGCCGCTACAGGGATAGTAATCTCGCTGCCGCTCCACGAGATCGCGTCGTTATTCTCGGTCTTTGCGTAAAGGCCGCCGGTGCCGTCTGGTTTGGCAAAGCGCAGCATCACTGCAGCTCCACTGGGGACGGCATAGGGCTCCGCGCCGGCCCAGAGAAATGCCGAAATGACGCGGGTGTTGGCGTCTCCCTGCACCATGTGTAGCGTCGGCGGAACGCCGTCCAGTGTCATGTTAAGTTTAATGGTTTGCGAGACTGTAATGTTGCCTGCCATAATTACACCTCCGTCAGAAATTGCTGATGCCCACGATGGCATCTATCGTACCCGTGCCTCCGATCTGCGTTGCGACGCCCGCGCCATCAAACGAGAACGCGCAGAACCAGTCGTCAGACGCGCACTGATAGCTGCCGGAACGGCCGGCCGGGATGAAGCAGCTGGCCTGATTGTCGCTGCTGCCGGAGCAGTAGACCACATAGCCGATGACCTTCTGCTCCGGGAACGTGATCTTCTTACCGCCCTTTAGGTAATCGGTAGCATCTACCGTGCCGCCCACCACGAGATTATGCGTGATGTCACCATACTGCGCATCAATTGCGTTGACGGTCACCCGGCCAAAGCCAGCCGAGAAAATAACGTTCTCCGTGTCGGCGCCCGTGATGTTGCTGTGGTAGACCCGGTAGACCTTAAGCAGGCTATCGCCATCGGCGGGATCGATGCGCAGCCTCCACCGTGTGGTGAAGTTCACAGTTCTCGCACCGGAGATAATCTGAGCTATCTGCAACTGGTCAGATGGCCCAAATATGCCACTCCCGTCAACGTCCAGCTTTTCATAATCGCTCAAAGTTGGAGTCACGCTTTTTGTAAGGATCTGACTGATTCGATCCAGATCTGCCTGCGAGTAGTCGGAGTTTTTGTAGGTCGCGCCGGTGGCAAGTGTTGAAATTTTTGTATTGTACAAAGACATCTCGCCGGTGCTTAGATTCCACTTGCTCTTTCCATCTTGTGACTTAATAAGTACAGCCGTAAGCGTCCCAACGTCCATGAAATCAGCTACAATATGACCGTCCTGCGTGATTGCTGTTGCGTATGTGCCGTTGTAGCCGTTGCTGCTGAAACCAAAGCCGCCGATATTGAAGCGCCACACCTTTTGAGCGGTTGCAATATCGTCAGTATCCATGATAAGGAACTCAATTGGCTTTCCGTTGCCATCGTACACAAAGCGGATATTCCCACCAGAAGCGCCAGTAATAGCCTTTGTGGCGTTCTCGACTGCTGATGTTTCCCGCTGCCGGACTGCGCTGTTCGGATCATAAATCGCAGTTTGCAAAGATTTGACAGAACCTTGCAAAGACGGAATCACAGTTGACAAAGTGACCTTGTTTTTGCTTGCGTCGTTGGGATAGATGCAATACTCAACAATTCTATGCGCGACTCTTGTCTCGAATTTCTTATCAAGCAGCCACACAGCCTTGTGCATCTGCAACTTCTGGAAGCTGTAGTCGCTGTCGATTGCAGCAACGTCCACAACATCGCACTCATAGCTGACAGCCGGGACAGCATTTGCGTCCAGCGTGGCTTGCGCATATTCAAGCAGGGATTCTTTGTTTGTAAAGCGTTCATCGCTGATAGCTACGCCATAGATGATTCTATTGGAATAGGTATAGTTTTCAACGTAGTCTTTGCCGTTGTTGATGCTGGCGAAAGTCATTCCGTCAGCACCTTTCGCCCGTAAACGTGTGCAGAAGGAAGAACTGTCACCTGCAATGTCAAGCTGCCGAAGGTTCAATTCTTCCGCCAAGAAAGCGTATTGCGGCTTGTTGTCGGACGGGCAAAGGATTGTGACGGTCTTTGTCGCTGTGTCAAACATAGCGGTCACGCCGGTCCATGTATCTTCCACCTGTTCGATAATCTCCATCGGTGTCAAAGCGCCGGTAATCGTCCTGCGCGTTGTAATCCCGGTGTTATCAACAAGATTCCATCCGACAGACGTAAGAGCTGCCGACAAATGATCGTGTGGCGTTGCGCTTGCATCGTAGTCCGTTTGCACGGAACGCAGTTCATCAAGGTCAAGTTCGCAGGTGATGTTGTCGCCATTGACAATCTTGACAAGATATGCCTGGTTCCGCGTGGTTTCGTGGACGCTCTGCTCGTTTACGATCTTGATGTCATCTGGGACAGAGAAAGACAGCTCATTGATTCCGTTGTATTTTTGTTTTATGCAATAGTCATCTACTGCCAGAATTGTTCCATCCGAAAGTGTTAGCATATTTCACCACCAATCACAAAAAAACCGGATAATATTCTATATCTGCTTCCGTTGTGCAACGGACTTCATTCTCTCCAGGCTGTAAAAAAGGAAAACTGACGAAATCTGTGTCCGCAATCAATACGGGTGTTCCGTTTTTTAACAGTCTACCAGTCAATCCGTCAACAACCAGCTCGTCTCCCGGTTTGCAACCAAGGAAGGTTATCCCCGCCAGAACGAACGAGCCATCTCGATCCGATTTAACGGTTGCCTTGTATAGCGTTTCCGGCGCGGTGGAGAAACACATAACAGCTGGGGTCTTCGCCGACACCAACTCGCCGCGCTGATACCCCAGAAACTCAAGCGTAAAATCCAGGACGCCATTACTAACCGATTCTGCTTCTCCTGCGCTCACAAGAGCCGCGACATATCTATCTCCATTTGACAGCATGATATCAACTTTATCGCCAAGGCACATAGACAGGATCGCGGACTTTGTTCTGGATGCGTCGACGGCAGAACTTTTCACAATTCGCACGGGGATCTTAAGAGACTTTAAACCAATTTTCGCTTTTGTCGCTACATAGGCAGAACATCCTCCCGCATACACAGACCTGTTAACAGGCGCGGAGGTAACAATATAGCCCGTGCTGATATATGCGCCATTTTGCGTCATTTCTTTGCCGTTAATATACCACTCGAGCATACTGTTACCCCCTAACAAGTTGAAGTTGTGCGCCCATATACGGCGCGACAAAACGTGCCAGTTCCTTTCCACTCGGCGAAACGACGGTGAGGTGGATGCTTCTATCGCTTCCCCGGGCACTGCTTGTACCCGGCAATTCTCCGATGGGCGCAGATGCAGAAAAACCTATTTCTGCGGCATCAAAAGTCATGCTTCCTTCAATGTCTTTTTTTATAGATGCAAATTTTTCTCCGAATCCATCCCCAAGTCCCTCCGCCATAAATCCGCCAATGCCAGCAAAAGCCTTAGACGGGCTGTGAATTCCGAGTAGATTTTTTACACCGTCAATAACTCCGCTAAAGAGACCCTTTACACAGCCCCACAGCCAGTCCCACATGCTGCTTATGCCATCCCACAATCCGCGGATGAGGTCTTTGCCGACGCTCAAAATGTCGGGGATGCCGCTTATAAGGCTCTTTACAATTGTCTGAATGATTTGTGGGATTTTTGCGGCGAGTTGCGGTAGCGCTTCAATCAATCCTCCTGCCAGCGCCACAATTAGCTTGATCCCACCGTCAACCAGCGTCGGAAGGTTTTCAATCAGCTTGTCGACAATTGTATCGACCAATTCAAGAACACAGCTAATCAGAAGATCAATGTTGTCAAGAACTCCGTTAACCAGCGCCGTAATTAAATCCATACCAGCCGCAACTATGCTCGGAAGATTCTCAAGCAAAATCTGAACGGCCATCGGAATAATTGTCTGTGACGCTTCTGTTATGAGCTGCGTAAGCCCCTGAATAATCACGTTCACGCGAGGAATAATGTTTCCGCCAACAGTAACAACACTGTCGACAAAACTGCTTGTCAGTTCTGAAAAATTTGCGTTGTCATCGGCGATGCCAGTAAGCAGATTTTCCCATGCACCTTTCATGGAAGCCACGGAGCCTTGAATCGTATCAGCTGCTTCCCTTGATGCGTACCCCTGCATTCCAACCATTTCGATGTAATCTACAAGGGCGCTTTGACAATCAGCCAGGTTCTCGATTTGATACTCTGTGGCGCGCCCGTTTGCCGCGTTCCACTCGTTTACCTTGTCGATAACATCTTGAAAGCCTTCTTTTGTGGGCGTGATGCCGATTTGAAGGTTATCCAACATGGTATAGTTGGACTTCATAATTCCGTTGAAAGCATTTTGAACTGCTTCTTGAGAATTACCGGTCGCCGCTACAACGTCTGCTTCAGCATTGATGATCTTGTCGGCAAGCTCTGCCGCCGCTTGTTCGTTTCCACCGAGCGCCGTTTTTAAGCCCGTTGCAAATCCGTTTACTTGACGCAGGTATTCGTTCTGGCTCATTTGAACGGTGCTATATGCGTTTTTGGCTTTATCTGCGATAAAGTCGTAAGCTCCTCCAAACATCAGCTCTGCGCCGCCTACGAGCTGCTCATAGTCGGCATAGGCAGCCATCGCCTGTTTGCTAACAGCTACAATAGCCGTGCCTCCCGCAGCAACAGCCGCCGCGCCAACTTTGGCAGCAGTCGCAAGCCCGCCTTTAAGCTTATTTGCAAGCGTTTCTGCTCTGCTGCTCGTTTCCCCAAAACCAATGTCTACGTCGCTGTTATCAACAGTGATTTTCACAAAAAGGTCAAGCAGGTTCATTTTTTCACCACCAATCCGCACCGCGCGACCACATCGGCGGTAATCTCTTCGCACGTTCTGTTGTCCTGCTTTTTCGGCTCAATCATATCAGCGTATCGCGCCTTGATGTAGTTCCCTCCCGCGTATCGCGCCGTGTTTTCTGCCACAATGCGCAGCGCGTCCGTCACATAGATGCGGTATGCGTCGTTTCTTGCTTTTTCATTGAGCCGTGCCGTGCAGTATCGCAGGAACGGTTTTATTCGCTTTTGCCCTCGGTATTCTCCGGCGCAGAGCCAGAGGATTTCTCGCTCTGCGCCGAGATAAAAAGCGTGACGAATGCTTCGTCCGTCAACAGCTCCACCGCGTCCCGCGTCAGCTTCACAAGGTTCAGTGCGCCCTTGTAATCGTCTGCGCTCACGCCCTCAATAGCCGCAAGAATGGCAATAATATCGCCTTTGTGGCCCTTGAGCAGCTCTGGGAGCGATTTTCGCGCTCTCTGCGTAGCAAACTGCTTTGCCGTCATGCCCTCCGGTAGCGGTTCACGCCGAAACATGGCCGAAGCTTTTTCGTCCTGTGCAATATTGGCGATGGGGTCAATGACGTCCGCAATGACGTCAAAGACGCGTTCGCCCTGAATGTCGGAAAGTCTCATTTACGCCTCCTCCGTGCCGGCCTTGATGTAGATTTCAAAGGGAACAGCGTCCTGCGCGCTCATGGAATAGTGGCCGGTAAACTCAAAGGCAAGCTGCCCCTTGGCCTTGTCGCTCGTCTGGAGCTGGAAGCCGCCCGTAGAAAGCGCGTTGATCAGTTTGATGGCGATAAAGCCGCCGTTGGTTTCGCCGTTCTTGTCAGAGTAATCGCCCACAAGCCAGATATCGTCAAAGTCCGCGTCCTTGAGGTCATTGCGCGGTGTGACCTTGGTCGTGTCGGTCGCCCCGATGTCCGCCGCGCCGCACAGCCGCTTTGCAATGGCGGTATCGGCATTGACAAACGTGCCGGTCATCTTGACTTCCCACGAATCGAGCTTTTTCAGCTCCTTCATGTTCTTCGGGCAGTTGTCGATATCCTCGCCAAAGTCCGAATAGGTCGGCGTGGCGGTAAAATTGACGCCGCCGGTCGTTGCGCCGATCTGCCCCGCCTCGCCGACGGCGCCGGTCGCAGGCGTGAAGTCTGTCGTCAGAATTCCCGCATTGATTTGCAATTTCTGGAATGCATCAGAAGGGATTTTTGTAAATTTCATAGTTTTGTCCTTTCATCAGTTCTGCGACAGATATTCCACCGTCATGTTGAGATACCGCCGCTTGATGTTTTTATCGCTTTCATCCGCAATGTTTTGGCACCACGGGGAGCCTCGCTTGAGCCACATCGCCCCGCCGTCGTACGGCACCATGCAGCCGCCCATTCCGATAGCGTCGGAGATTTCCTGTGCCTTGGCATTCGGCACCGCTTCGCTCTCGGTGTAATACCATAGGTTGATCGTCAGCGCGATTTCGCCGCTCTCCCATGATCCCGTGATAAGCTCATAGGTCAGCCAAGGGAAAACCGCGTCCTCCGGCACGTTAGAGGCCGGATACGCCGGAAGAAATTGGGAAAACCACGCATGGAGCGCCTTATCTTTTGTCATCTCGGCAACTCCTTTCGCTCCGCAGTGAAGAATTTCAGTGCCTTAATGATTGCGCCCGCAGACCTCGGCGCGGCTTTTTCTTCGGGGTTCGAGGTCACGCGGTAGGTAAGCCCAGTTTCAGTGTCGCGGAAATAATCGTTGTACTCGATGGGAACGCTCTGGTTAACCAAAGCGGAATATACCGAGGTCACACCCTCCTTTTCCGCCCTGCGCGCCTCCATCGAGGTGTCGAGCGCCTGATAGTTGAGAAATTCCGCGCCCTCGGCCCATGCGGTGATATAGCCGCCCGCGCCGTCTGGGGTGCGCTTTTTCTCCATCAGAACGCACTTTTTGGCAAAATCGTCAAGCAAACTCACGGTTCCACCCCCTTGAGCTTCCGCCAGTCGTTGAGACGACCTCTAAAAGCGTCCTGCCAGCCTGCCACAGCGCTTGTGTCAGCTTTTCCGCCGCTTTCCTTGGTGTAACTGTACCCGCCAAAGCTCTCGCTCGTGTAGGGGCTTAAAACGGCTTCTCCGTTCTTTCTCTCCCACGCAGCGATATCCTCGGAAAGCGTCACAACTGCCTTTGGCACCGCAAGCGCCCACACCATCCCGGTAAATGTCTCATCCGTTAGATCGGCCGCCGGATATTGATGCAGACCGTCATTAAACACGGATCCACAGATGCGAAAATATTGATTAGTCAGGAGAAAGGGCAGCGCAATGCTGCCATTCTCCACGGTGAACGTGCCCTCGTGGATTTCCACAAGGAACCAGTTGTTCAAGTGCCGTAAGACCTGCTCAAGCATCACGCCGCCCCCTTATTTACGCAGTAGCCGGAGTAACGGTAGCCACGGCAATGCCGTCCAGATACTCCGCCCACAGCTTCATGCCCATGATGGCGTACATATCGCCGGTGGCGCGGCTGTAGTCGCCGTCGACGTGGACGCCGATCAGATTGGTCTCACCCTTTACGGTGTAGTTCAGGCCCAGCTTGGCAAAGTCGCTGTCGCTGGGATCCACATAGTACAGATCGATGTTCTCCACGGGCAGAGCGATCACCTTCTTCGAGGCGATGTACTTCTCGGGCAGCAGGAACAGAGTGCGGTAGCCCATGAAGTTCTCGACATAGTTGATGCCGAACATGGTCTGCACGGTGATCTCCTTGTCACCAAGGTAATCGTAAGCGTCGATGATGTTGGCAAAGCCCACCACCTCGGTCACGTCCTTATCCAGACCAGCAAACTTGTCCAGCACCTTGCCCTTGGCCATAGCCAGAGCACGCTGCCACGTCTTCTCGGTCACCTTCAAAGTGCCGGTACCAAGGGAGGTATAGAAGTCGGTCAGGACCTTGTTCTGCAGGGCCACGAGGAAAGCCTCGTCGGTTTTCTCCACGGCAACGTCAGCGCCGTACTTCGCCACGCTCTCGATGGTCACGCTCTTGGCATACTTAGAAATGTCGATGTCGCCGTAGGCAACAGGCTCGACCTTCATCTTGGTAAAGGGGATCTCGTCACCCTCAGCCACAGTGCCGCCCTTGAGACCGCCGTCCACGCTGGCCTTGTAGGAAACCAGCTTCGTGCCGGGGGCCTTGCGGATGGGGCGCATGATGCCCATGATGTTGCGCAGCGCGTCCCAGTTGTCAGCAAAGCGGGACACGAAATCCACCTCGCGTGCGGAAGTGGTAAACTGTGCAGAAGTCGTTACGTTAGTTTTCGCAGCCATAAATAGCTCCTTTCAAAAAATCAGTTGTTTTCGCTTGCCATCAGATCGGCAAGCGCTTTCTGGCGCTCCGCTGTAGACATCACATAGCGGCCCTTATCGTCCTTCTTGTAAATGTCCTCACGGGTTTTTGCGCCGCCGGTGTTCGCCGGGGGATTGGCGGGATTTGCGCCCTTTGTCTGCGTGGTGGAGACCAGCCCCTTATAGGTGCCGTCCACAAGTGCATCAAGGGCCTTGGTGTCCTTGATCTTCTCGCCGTCCAGCTCCAATGCGGCCATTTCCTCGCCGCAGCCACGCATGGCAAGGTCGAGATTCGCGCCGGTGATGTTTTTGCTCTCAAAGTAAGCACGGACAGCTTTTTCCTTTGCCGCCTTGCTTTCCTTTTTTGTGACGTCGGATTTGTAAGCTTCAAAGGCCGAGTGTTCCTTCTCGTACTTTTCCTTATAGCCGCCGTCACCCGCTGCCTTGAGATCGTCCAATTCCTTCTGGACGCCTGGCAACTTCTCCGCGTCCGCCTTGTACTTCGTGAGATCGTCCTTGAGGGGATCAACCACGCCCAGATGCAGCGCAACCAAGCGATTTTCGATCTCTTCGGTGCAAGCCTCGCCGAGAATATTTCTGATTTCCGCTCTCGTAAATTTCGCCATGTTATTCGTTCTCCTTTTCCTTGGCCCCAATTCTTCGGGGGCGAACGTTGTATAAAAACCGCTGTACCTCGCGGTGTTTACCTGTTTTAAATTGCGTTTGCCATTTCCCACGCCTTGTGGATTTTTGGCCCTTGCCATGCGATCCAGTCGACAAGCTCCTCGTTTTTGCACCATGCCCCTTCAAAAGAAAGCCCGCTATCCGAAAGACCGCTTTCGCTGAAAAATGCGTGTACAATTTCATGCCGTAACGTTTGCTTTTGCGCCTCTCTTGCCGTTTCTACTGGCTCGTTTTCCCAACCCTTATAGGTCGTCATGTCGCAAATTACGATTTGCTTCAAAAGGTGGTCGCAATATCCGTCAATGCTCCTGCGCTCAAACGCCTCATCGTCGCCGTACTTTTTAACGACAATTTCGTAATCCGTGCTTAAAATGTTGACTTTGCTGTTAGCCATGCGTTGCCTCCTAAAAGAAAAAGAGCCAACCTGTAAGAAATCCTTACAAGCTGGCTCCTATTGCCCTTTCCCGCGCCCTATTACGCGGAAGATGTTATTTACTTATCGTCGATGTGCGGCATTACCGCCGTAAGAATAAACTCTTTCACACTTACGCCTTGCCGTTCTGCGGCATCGCGTATTTTTTTGCCGATTTCTTTATCCACCCGCACCGTTATGGTGTCCTGTTTTCGGTTGTACTTCGTGCTTGCCCTTATCTGCGCCTCTGTTGCCATGCTGCAAACCTCCTTTTGCAACATGGTATCACATTCCAGGCAATAAGTCAACTTATACATTTTCAACAATCCAATCTACAAATTATTGTTGAATATCCCATCTTGAAATATAAGTAAACTTATATTATCATATACTTACAAGGAACAAATGTGACAGGCAAAAGCCGGAAAGGAAATTGACATGAACGCCATTGAAATAAAAGCTTATGAAATTGGCATCAAGGAGGCGCACGAGCAAAGGAAAATTGTTCCCGCTTGCAAAAGTAACGCAATGTACGGTCTCATGGAAGAAGTAGAAAACGGACTTTTGCCACTTATTAAGGCTTATGATGCAGGAGTTGCTTACGAGATCAATCGTCAAACGAAACTCGGGTTTTAACTTAAACGGACATTCAAGACAGAAAAAACAATGATTTCCCCGCCCCTTAACCGGGGCGGTTTCTTTTATGTTTGAGTGCTGTATTTGATTGTTTTCTTAACCTCTAAAACGATGTATCCGTCGCCTTTTCGGCGTATTTCAGCATCGTTGCCGCGCTTAATGATGGCTTCAATGGCCTTGATGGTTTCGTTATCCATTTTTCAGCTCGCTTTCCAGAATGTCCCGATACTGTCCGGCGTGGTCGGCGGCAGCGGGCTTTAGGAATGGCTGTGCCTTATTCCCGCGCGTGTAATGCCAGTTCCCCTTTGCGTCCTGATACACCCACGGCGTAGGCCGTCCGCCGCCGCCCTCGGCGTAAATGCCGGTACCAAGCTCGACGTAAGCGGCATACTCATTATTCGTTCCAATAATTGCCGCTGGTTCCTGCTCGTCTACCACATGGGTAATGCTGTTCCGCAGATTGCCGGTGTCAACAGGGCATAGTTTTTTTGCGTATCCCTCTGCCACCAGACCAACTTTTTCAAGCCCTCTTAGTAGCGCCGCTCCTATCTTGGTAGAAACTTCTGTACTGTGGTCTTGGATTTCGACTATCATAGAAATACCTCTTGACTATTTCCCGACATTTGTATATACTGCATACGAGGAAACTTATGTTTCCGCTTTTTGAGCCGAACCTCTGCCCAGATCTGGCGGGGGGGCGGCTCATTTTTTATACCTTCTGACAAATAACAATGATCCGTCCAATTTAAGTGCCATGACATCAAAATCAAAATTAAGATTTCTCATAGCCCTTGCATCAAGGATTTCGATAAGTGTTCTAATGTCGAATTCACGTCCACACTGCATAACAGCTCCGCCGGGATTATTCTTAATTTGTTGTATCGCCGTTCGTAGCGCCGAATCTGCCGCTTTTTCAGTTGAAATGCTTTTTAATTCCCACAGCTTTCCACGCCACAGGTAGTCTGGGGTTTTTATTCCCTGCACATTTGCTTCTTTCAACAGAACAATCTTACCGCCAAATTGATTCCGAATTTGGTTTGCAACTTCAATTTCATCCTTATGGTCTTTTGCGCGATAACCGTTTTCATATCGCATTTTGCCTATGCGTGGAGTGGCGCTTTCATTATATTTTTTTGTTATATCTTTTGCCGTGCTTTTGAACCCACTATGATACGGCGAAATTGGTCTTGCGCCATATCCTCGCTTCGATGCCTCCCATTGCGCATAAGTCATGTCCGAGATTAACCCATCTCGCGATCTTCGTAGCCCGTTTGATGTATCCACCCTATCCACATCCGCAATCAGCGTGCATCGGCAGTTATACACGAGGTAACCTGGCGCGGAAGTGTCCCCGGGGAACATGATCTCGTTCCCATCGGCCTTAAACGGCTTGTCAATATCTACCGTCTGACCGTCCAGCATGGCGTGAGCGTGTCGCGTGCGATTGTCCAGCGTCGCAAGCCATTGTTTCCTGAGCTTGACGCCCATCTTCTCCGCCGCCGCGTAGCTGTCCATGCGTCCGGCGTTCTGTGCTCCTGTCACGGCGGTTCTGGCCGTGCGGATGGCGGAATCGCGGCTCATAGTGGTAATGCGCATTTGCAGGTCGTCCGCCATGTGCTTGATGCTTTTGCCCTGCAAGATGGAACTGGTGACACTGGCCGTAATTTGTTTCTTGCCATACGCGAGATCAATGCCGCGTTTCAGCGCTCTGTCCTTCGGATAGTACGGCATCAACCCCGGCTGCTCCACGATCAGGCGTTTCACTGTCTGCTCGTCCCACAGGTCAAATCCAATGTCCCCGGCCACGCTCTCGATGGTGTACGCCGCATAGTTGCGGTTGAGGGAGTAGATACCGGGCGTTGCGTCGTTGGTGTAAGACACCGCCACGGCGTTTGCGTTGGTCACGCGCTGCGCTACCTTATCCCGCATGGCCTGATAGCGTTCCCCACGTCCGATCTGATTGAGCCGCCATTGCTTATAGTCGGCTTCCGTCCATTCTTTACCGTTCTGCACAGTGCCGATCAGAGATTTCATTTCTTCGTCGCGCTTGGCAAACTGCTCAAAGTATGTATCAATGGTCGCTTGCAGCTCTTTCCCAGCCTCACGGTACAGCTTCGCAATGCGCCGTTCCAGTTTCGCAAGCTCTTGATCGGTCAGCTTGTGGCCAAGATCACTGGTCGCCATCGTCAATCACCGGCTCAGTCAAATCGATCACCTCTGCTGCCTTGCGCTTCATCATATCCTCATATTGGTCAATGTCACCGTTGATCGTCAGAAGCTTCTTTGTGATGTATTCGTCATCGTAATACGCCGCGCCCAGAAGGACGTTCTGCGTTTCCTCGCTCTTGTTGATGATCTGATTGCGCGTGTAGCTCGGCTTGTCTTCAATGCCTGCCAGACGCAGAATCTCACCAATAAACCGCGTTACCTCGGATTCGAACTTGTCCGTTTTCAAATCAAGAGGCACATAGCTGGCCTTAATTGCCGTTGCAGTCTGATTTCCAGCGGATACCGCCGCCGCGTCAAAGCACTGGAAATCTTCGTACAGCTTCTTCTTGAGCATATCAATGGTGCTGCTGGTGCCCTCATAGGGGGCCTCGATGGTTTTACTCTCCACCTTTGCGCCGTCATCGCCATTCGCGTGGGCGACGTGGGTGGTTTTCAAGCGCTCCACAAATTTCGCATCGTCAAGGTCGTCCATGCCGTTGCAATTGGAAAGCACCCAATAGATCAGATTGCCCTCGTCCACGTTGTTGACCATGTTAGAGGACGCCAGATCCAGCGCGTCAATGGTGTTGCGCTTTCCGACGATCTCGGAGAGACACCGCTTGTTGTTTTTTAGCGGGACGATGGGGAAACTCGGATAATTGCCGCCGTCATAGATTTCGGTTCCGCCGACTTCCGCTTTGCGCTCAATCAGCTTATAGCTGCGCTTCGGCTGCATGACATCCATATCCTCGCCGCTGGGCTGGAAATATTCGGTAAAGCCGTCGATCTCATACAGCGTCGCTCTCAACGGCTTATCCTGTGCCACCTGCCAGAACCGGATACCGGCTTTCATCGCGCCGTCCTCCTCATCGTAGAGGGGGACAAACTCAAGCAGGGAGAACACGCGCAAATGCGTCAAATCCCAAAAGCCGAAGGACACGCCTGCAATTTTTGCCTCACGTGCTGCATCCATGACTTCTTGATCGAAGTCCGGGCACAGTTTGTTCGGTGTTTCCTTCTCCGCAAAGGTTACGCCGTTGCCCAGCAGATACGAGACTTCCTGATCCACCGCCAAGCCAAAGAACCGACTGGCCAGCTTGTGGTTTGCCGTCCACATATCCGTGTGGGCGCGGCCCTGCATATCGTAGATGATTTTTTCATAGCGGTTAATGGTTGGATTCAGACCGTTATAGTATTCCTCCGCATCCACCGCCGTCTTATATGCGTGGGATTCGCGATGCGCGTTGATCGCGCTGCGGATAAACTCCATCCGCGCCTTTTCGTCCTCGCCCACCGCCACAAGGTCATTATATGTTTTGATAGCCGCTCACCGTCCTATCTGTTCCAAATGGGGGTATAATCGCGTCGATACGCCTTGTTTTTCAAAATCGTATAGGCAAAATAGCGCGTCTCGTCCATTGCGTGATCGTTTTCTTTGATTGGCTTGTCTTCTGTGGATTTTTCATCCCACCGATACAGTCCAAACTCCCGAATGCAGTCTTTACAATCTCGGTGTATCTTGATTACGCCGTCCTGCAAAAACCGCGCCGTAGTCATAATACCGTTTGTCACATCGTTGTTTGCCTTACGCACCATATACCCACGCCGCCGCAAAACCTCGATAAACGAGGCGGCAGACGGATCAACGATGATGCTTTTGACGCCCGTCTCGCCGATAAGCTTTTTTATTTCGTCGGCGTATTCCTCGTCCGTCTTGTTCTTTTGGTTCTCGCGCCCGGAATAGTAATACTCGCGGATGCGCGTGGCCGTCTTGCCGTCCCAGCGCCAAAGTCCTGCAGAAAACGGGTTAAGCGTGCCGTAGTCGCAGGAAACATAGTATTCTCCCTTCTCCGGCAGCTCGTCCACAATGCAACTCTCGTCAAACATGGGATAGATCAGCCCCTCGGCCACCACCCACAGGCCGCGAATGTATCGGTCGTAGAACACGCCGGAAAACATAGATTGATAGCGTTCCAGCGTCTTTTGAGATAATCCGGGGTTGTCCGTCATTTCAAAATGCAGATACAGCGCGTTCCGCTCTTTGTTCCGCTGTATCCACTCTGTATAAAACCAGTGCTGCGGACTTCCCGGGTTGCAGGAAAACCACAGCTTTGCCCCGTCTACGGAGCAGCGGGTCAATGCCTGTTCCACAAACGAGCGCGGCATCAGCACCACTTCGTCCAGCAGAACGCCCGCCAGCGTGCGGCCTTGGATCAGCGTATAGCTTGCCTCGTCCTTGCCGCCGAACACTTCAAAGTAGTTTGTCACGGCACCGCGCCGCACTTCCATTACCTTATCGCCGCGCCGCCAGCGTATGATATAGCGCTCTTTGGCAAGGCTCATCGCCGTAAACGGCACGATGATGTTCTTGGTGCAGCTATCCACCGTGCGGCCACACACGCCGAAGCGCTGGCCGCTGAAATTCTCCATCGCCCAGCGGACGAACGCCCACATCATGATGGAGGTTTTGCCGGAACGCACCGCGCCGTCACAGATCAGCGCGTCATACTTGGAATAGGGGAAGGCAAGGATCTTCTGCTGCTTTGCGCTAATCATCGCTTTCCAACCCCTCTGCCATTTCGCGCAGGCTTACGCTCAAAGCGTCCTCCTGCGTGTTGTCAGTCGGCAAGCCAATCTCCACAACGTCACGCTGGCCAAGGTACTGTTTCCCCAGCCAAATAGCCATGCTTGCGTTCTTTGCCGCAAGCTGCCACTGGCTCCGACGCAGTGAAATTTTCCCAGCTCCGCGCTTTTGCTTAAATACCTCGGAAAAACTGGCATGATAGGTGCGTTTACACCAGCTGTCCAATGTTTTATCGGTCACATCAAACCAACCGCAGATTTCTTCAAGCGTGCATTGCAGGCCGCAGAGGTTTTCGAACTGCTTCTGGTCTATTTCCTTTCTTGGCCTTGCCATACGCGCCCTCCTTTCTCTGCTGGCGTTTAATAAACTTCTCCATGTCCCGCTTCAAATACGGGCTGCTGGTTTTGGCTATGATCGCCTGTGCTTCTTCAATCGTCATTCAAAAGCACCGCTTTCTTCCCCGTAAACTTCTCCCAACGGTCAACAATGACATCGGCATACTTCGGATCATACTCCATGCAGAAAGCGTGTCTGCCATTCTGCTCCGCTGCCATGATCGTTGTGCCGGACCCAGCGAACAGGTCAAGCACATTCTCGCCCGGCTTACTGAGCTATGTGCCCCGCAAGCATACATAGCATCCGCCACGGCGAAATCCTTTTGTTTTACACAATCGGTCGGGTTCCACCACGTATCCATACTGTCCTACACAGCGGCTTTGTCCTAAGACAACCGCCACCACCCCACATCCACTCCTCGGATTTCTTTCGGCACGGTGGTACCCAGACCAACCACGGAACTTTACAGCCCTGCGCCGGTACGTCGGTCGCATCCGTTCATCTTTACAAAGCCGGTGCCAGCCAATACATAAATTCTTTCGTCCTGCCGCTTTCGTACAGCGCACAGGCAAGCCCCTTGTAGCGGTCTTACCCTTCCGTGGTGCCGCAATGCGGTAGCATACATCTGGTACGGCATTGCAGTCCTGCCCTGCTTTAGCGCTTCGGGGAAAGTCCCCGTCACTCGCTGTGGCCTCCCCTTACGGGGCACCTATGCCGCGTGTGGGGCATACGCCCCAAGAAAGCCCCTTGCGGGTGAAAACGATCCAACGTTTTCATCTGGCGCCGCATGAGAGGTGCGCCCTCCCGCCCCCCCGAAATGTGGGGCGGCATCTGCCTGCGGCATATTGCTCCATCCGGGCGGATCCAAAGCCCCGCCCATCAGGAAAGAAGGGGGAAAAGAAAAAGAATGGAGATGCAGAGTTTGCCCCTGCATCTCCCATGATAAAGTGCGTTTTTTCAATTTTTCCACTTTTAAGTGGAATTTTCAAAATTTATTTTTCGGCAATATCTACCACGCAGGGATAGTCCGTCCTGCCCATCAGATAGTCCACCGACACGCCAAATTCATCCGCTATACTCTTCAGCGCATCCATCGTCGGCTTCGCCGTCCCAAGCTCATACCGGCGTATGGCGTCCGAGTTCAGCCCGCAGCGCTCCGACAGCACATACCGCTTCAGTCTCTTTTTCTCCCGCAGCTTTCTAAGCCGTTCCGGGAATTCGCTCATGTCAGCACCTCCTCCGGAAAGAACGTCTCCCGAATGCCCTTGCACTCCGCCACGATGTATCGACCTTTCGGATGCACATACACCACCGTTGCCTTGCGCACAGGGTACAGATTGTCCTTTGTCGCCCCGGTGCCGGGGAACGGCTCCGGCATCGTCAGAAACCGCGCCCGGATGGTATCACCCTTCTGCATCGCCGCAGTCCTTTCTCTCGCCGTAGGAGCAGAAGTCGTCCGCTCTTACTTCCATACATCCCAACAAGCGAGAACACCAATGTTTGTCAAGCAGAGTATCCGGCCTGTCCCACTTGCAGTCCTTACACCGCACCACCTCCACCACATCAGCATCGGGCATAGTGCTTACTCGTTTTGCTGCCTTTTCAAGTCGTTTTTTAATGCACTCACAGTCGGCATTTCTACTCATGGCCTCCAAAATGCCAACGGTGGCGTTTTTATCAATGTATCCCGCCATTGTCGTTCTCCTCCCCGTTGAGCCACTTCCGCAGTTTGTGCGCACACGAGACGCAAAGCTCGTAGTCGTTGTCGTTTATTTCGTTCTTAACTCGCCGCATACCGGCGTAGGTGACGGAGTTGGGCAGGTTAATCTCCGCACCGCAGCTGTCACATACTCTCTTTGTCGCCATTGTCAGCCCTCCTATTCCATGCTTCGATTGCTTTTTCTTTGCTGGGCAGTCCAGATACTTTCATCCTCCTTGTGTGGAGGCCATCACCAGCCCTATATCTCCCACAACCGGCATCCCACCCAAAATCTGCTCTATCGTAGGTATCGTACATATGGATAACGGTTGCAACTCCACCGCACTCAGGGCAGCGTTTCAATTCAGCCATTTTTCATCGCCTCCAGTGCCTTCTCCGCCTCCTCGCGGGTCAGAAAAACCGTCTTGCCGATTTCCCCGGCGTTTATACCTGACAGCGATTGCCAAACAAACCCTTCTACAATGTCCCACTCGATAAACAAGCCAAACAATTCCACGCGGATGGCTTTAACTTTATACACACTGATTGTTTTTCGCCCCGTAACTTCATAAAGCTTGTCGCCAACCCTACACGGCAGCACCGCCAGTCTACCGCCCTTGTCTGCATTGGCCAGCTCTCGCAGGCGGTCGATGCCGACGCACTCTCCGATGATCGTGCAAAGGTCGCTCCAGTCTTTAACCAGCGCAGCCACTTCCTCCGGCGTCAGCCCCGTGTCCTCGTAGGCAGCGAGGCGCATCATAATGACATCCATGTCGCTTATGATGGGTATTGCGTGCGCGTGTCCTGCAATGCTTTCATATTCCGTCAGTCGTTCCATCACTTCATCTCCTCTTTCAGTTCGTCATACAACTCGCTAAACCGCTTGTTCCACTTCCTTAGTCCGAAGAAACAGTACACGCCCAACACGATCCACAGCACGCTGGCGATGTTTTGCAACAGGTTTTCCATCACTCCACCTCCTTCTCCGGCAAAAGCCTGTCTGTCAGCACATCGGCGATTGTGTACATAATCTCGTCACGCTCTAACTGCGGGAACTTGTATTCATCAATGATCTGCTCTACCCGCTTCTTAATAAGCGGTCTTGCGGCGCGGCATTCTTCCTCCATGATGTCGTAGGCAATGCTGTTCTTCCGTTCCCACACATCTGCCTTTCTAAACACAGTGAATGCGCTGATATTTTCGATTGCCTTTCGAACCATCTTCGGAATTTCCGTCTTGCAAAAATCATCCTCGCCCACATAAGCGTCAACCATTGCCTCAACGTCCGCATTGGAAATATTTGCAATGATATCGTTGACGTTAAGCCCGCGCATATCTTCTCTGATTTTCTGATATAGCGCATTTTTGCAGACGTCTTTGATTTCTTCTGGGGTTAGATAATCTTTAATGTCGATGTCCATCACATTTCCCTCCATTTGCACCCGTCACAGGTGCCCTCGTGTGCTTGTTTGTACTTCCCGCAGCATTGGCACAGCTCGTTGATAAGAGCCTTGCGGTCTGCCGCCAGCTTCTCGTTTGCGGCCATCAGCCTACTGTTGGAAGCGTCCAGCTGGTCATATCCGTTGTAAAATTTTTTGATTTCATTTCGCGCGTCCGCCAGCTCTGCGCTCATCTTCTCGATCTGTGCATCCCGCCGCAGTACGGTGTCCCGCAGGGAAGCGTTAGCCTGCAACAGTGCCTCGATGTGCCGCTGCTGGTTCTCAATCAGATCAGCGGCGGCAACATTTTTCTTTGTGCAGCAGTCGCCCAGTTCGTCGCTCGTGCTGAAAAACGGGCAATCCTTACTGCACTCAAATTCGCCATTGAAACTGGCACAGCACCGCAGCGCGGTCACGATCTCATCTCTTGTCATGTCATTCCTCCTCTGGAAAATGTTTCTTTGTCACCGCGATAGGGAACGGTTCGATCTCGCTTGCCCACCGCGCCGTGCCTTTACCGTGTATGCGTTCCCAGATCAGCGGAAAGCCCGCGATGCCGTCAAACAAGCTTCCCAGCGTCGCGTCCTCCGGCAGATACCGCGCCATGCGCCGCAGCATCCAGTCCCAGAAGGGCAGGGCGATGGAGTTGCCCAGCGCCTTGTACCGTGGGCTGTCCGCGTCCTTGTGCTTCTTTCCCTTTTCGTCCGTCCACTCGCCGATGTCCGTCCATCCGTCCGGGAATCCTTGCAGCCGTTCGCATTCCATCGGCGTCAGGCGGCGCACGACCATGTTCTGCACCGGGTATGTCTCTGCGTCCTCCCGATAAGCGCAGTTTGCCTTTGCCCGCAGCGCGTGCGCCACATCCGGGGATGCCCCGCACACCAACATATCGTTGTATGCGTCCTGCCCGTTGTAGCTCCCTGCGTGAGCGCCGGGGGAAAGCGTTCCTGTCACATCTTGGTATGTCAGCGGCACTTGGTTTCCGCCCGTGCCCATCCTCGCCTGCAACGCCGGGACTTGCTCCCCGCACTCGCGGATGACGTCGCAGGCGTGTGTCATGTCCAGCGCCACCACCGCTATGCCGCCCTGATTTTTGCTTGGGTCTGGATTTGTTGTGTCGAGAGTTTTTGCAATTTCGGTTTCTCGGCAACCGCTATTGGGGTTTTTGCTTTTCATGCTGTTGCTGGCAAGACTGTCAAAACTGTACGCGCACAATACGCTGTCCCTTGCCATGCCGCCGTTCTCGTTGGCGTTCAAACTGTGCCATGCGCCATCCTGATCGTACACTCTTGCGCTCTGTGCATCCCAAGGATTCATGCACATTACCCCGTGGCGGTCGCCGGCGGTCAGCGTGGGGGATGGGTCGCCCTCTTTGCCGATGCCAAGACCGTTGCCGCTGCCATCGTGGTTGCGGCTCTCTCCGCCGCCCTGCCATCTGGTGGCTTTGTCGTTGATGGGGATTGCCGTTGCAAATACGCCATGCGAATGTGCGGCAGAAATGGTGTTCGCCGGGTCGCCCGGTTCTCCTACGCCAAATCCTGTTCCGCGCCCTAACGCTTTGCAGCGCGTAGCCACCATCAGGTTTATAGGCGTGGGCGTAAAAATCGTCTGGTCGTTGCCCGTACCCAACGTTCCGCTTTTCTCCGTCTGCACTAACGCGCCTTTTCCTCCTCCGTCACAGCCCCCCTGATGCGGACTGCATACGATGTTGGGGCCTCTGTCGGCGCAGGGGCTTCCGTCCGCTCTTGCGGTGAGACTCCTTGCGACTGCCGGATTAAAACCGCTTTCAGCAGCTTCGGCAAGTCCTTCCCCCGCCGCTCCGCTCTCCGCAGAATGCCCAGACACGCTTTCGCGGTCAAATTGTATTTGGGCAGCGGATTCACCTCCAAAATCTGCGACAACCGAGATTCTTCGGCGACGCTGTGGGGTCCCCAGACGGATAACATTTCCTGTACGGCTGTCTCGGATGGTTTTTCCCCAGTCTTTAGCGTCGTGAGTTCGCCAAGCGATAGACCACCCATCACCGTCAATGGCTCCTGCTTTTGTCCATTTCCACTTTTCCGGCAGTCCAGATAGAGAAAATCCTGGTTCTGCGATACGCGCAATTTCTTCCAGCACGGCGTGGAAGTCCCGTCCTCTGTTGCTGCTGAATGCTCCGACAACGTTCTCCCAAACGAGATACCGAGGTCGGACCATGTTACCTGTCCGTCCATTCCGTTTGTCCTCCGCTCTCATTTCTTTTACGATGCGCACCTGCTCCATAAACAAGCCGCTTCGCGCTCCCGCCAAACCGGCGCGTTTCCCAGCGATGGAAAGATCCTGTCTAACAAGGTGAACCACCTGTAATACACCAAATGGGTTCAATCTCTTCCCCATTTATTTTCGTAATATCGCCTAAATGTTTCACCTAAATCACCTCCTAATCTCCAAACACAACGCCGCACTCATCCTTCAGCACGTCCTTGATGTGCTTCCGCTTGATGCGGCCTTCGTTTATCTCCTGTGTGATCTTCTCAAGACATTTGTACAGGTACGCAATACTGTGGGTGTCGCGGCTGTCCGGCGTCTCCTCCTGGACGTGCCAGCCGCACTTGTCGATGAGTGCCATAGCCACCATGTCCATGCACTCCTGTGTGCCTCTGCGCTTGCCGTCCATAAAAATCCGGTCGTCCCGGCTCAAATGCTGCTTGCCCATGTCAATACCTCACTCCGATGTAGTCCAGCACCCGCGCATAGCCGAGGCCGTCTTTCGTGGGCTTCCACAGCCCGTCCGTGTCAAATGCCCCGCCGCCGATGCAGAACGCATAGTGCTTCGGGTGCGTCAGTTTCATGCGTTCAAAACGATTCTCGTTCTTTTCGAGGTGCGCACCGAACGCGCAGAACATACAGCCCGTTCTCTGGCATCCCGTGCAGTGCAACTTGCAGTCGATCAGCGTAGCGCCGTAGTCGTTCTCGCCGTCGCTGGCCACGATGTCGCCGTACACGCTGGCGTAGGGGAGTTGGTGGTCTACTATAAACCGCAGCACATCCTGTTCCGTCCAAAAGCTCATGGGCTTGCCCATCGGTCGCTTGCCCTCGAAGGCGTTGCACCCGGTATTCAGCCAATACGCCATGCGTAATCTGCTTTCCTCCGCCATCGTCGCTGTTGTAGCCTGCTGCCCGGTTTTGTGTGCGTAGGTTTTCAGCGGTGACTTTTTCATAATGGAACAGCACGTCGAGGAGATTACAAACGGTGCGTACAACAGATATTCCCATTTCTCGCAGTTGTAGACAGACGGCTGACCGTCTTTTCGCACGGCTTCCCCTCGCAGCCGCTTCATTCTCAAGCCGTTTGGGTTCCTGCGGGCTTCGCTGACATATTCCGCAACCTCTTTGCTCACGATGCTGTACCCGTACTTCGTCACCACCTGCCGGATGTTCATCTTCGGACGCAGGCGGTGGAGGTTTACGGTCACGCGGGGAAATTCCCTCCGCATCCACGCGGCGTACTCATTCACGAACTTCTGAATTTCAGGGTATTCCAGCCCTGTGTTCACGAACACCAGATTCAGCTCCCACGGCGGCGTCCTGAAACTCGCCAAATACCGCGCCGCCAGATACGCCAGCACCGTGCTGTCCTTTCCGCCGGAGAAACTGACATAGCACTGTCCGCCCCATGCGGTGTACCACTCGTCCAGTTTCTCGTAGGTGGTCAGCTCCTTTGCCGTCAAATCAAGCGCCATCAGTTTTCGTGCCGCCTCTTTTGTCAGCGGCTGATTTGTCGGCATCATCACTCGCCCTCCTCCAGACGCACCACCTCATAGCATCCGTAGCTGCCGCCGTGCCGGAACGCCTTGCAGATACCCACACGGACATTCTGATATTTCCGACCGGACAACTGCGCCAGCTCCGCCGTGGTCGTCCCCCACCAACGGGGCAGGCGGTACTTATCGCGGGTGACAATCATGTAGACTGTCATGCTCACACCTCCCGGATGGCGAATCCGTACCGATTGCGGAACAGCTTTGCTTTCATGGCATACTCCCGCGTCCGCACACCCTTCACGTCCTCCACCACCGGCAACCAGTGCCGCTGTCCGTAGCTGTCAGGCGCCGTTCTGCGCTCGTACACGAAGTCCGCGATGTAGTCGATACTTTTCACGCGGTCGCCCTCAAACGTCGTGTACGCCTCTTGCAAGCAGTACCGCACCTGTAATTTCAGCCCCCGTATCTCCCCGGCCTTTTGCAGCAGCATCAGCGCGTCGTAGCGCTCCGCCTCCTTCTTGCTGTCAAAGGTCAGCTTCCCGCGCCGCGTCTTCTGCGCCTTGTACTTGCTTGGCTTGCGCATCTTCTCCATGACCTGCTCCTGTGCCGCAGGCCCCAGCCGCATCAGATCCTCACTGTTCATTCAACAACCCTCTTTTCTCCAGCCCGCGCCTGCTCATGGTGTAGCGCTTGATCGTCGTCATTTTCTGCGCTTTTCCGCAGCGCTGGCACACGCCCTGCGCCCAGCCGTGGAACGCTGGCTCGATGATGTAATCCGCCGCCATCTCCTGCAAACAGGCCACGCACAGCCGCGCTCTGGCCACACGCCAGATGCCTTTATCCATCCAGCGCCTCCTTGGCCTCCTGCCATGTCATCCCGTGTTCCCGTGCATAGCGGGAGATGCGGCCCAGCTTTCGCTCCTTGTGGACGTAATCCCGCATCCAAGTAAACCGCTCCATCATGTCCGGCGTTTCCTCCGGCGCCTGCTCCTCCTGCGGGGCAATGCCCATCGTGATATCTGCCACATCGGGAAAAAATTTATTGCGTCTGGCATAGGCGACGGCGGCGGCTCTTACGTCCGCGTAGCTGTAAGGCTCTAAGGCAATCTCCCACGCCAGCTTCATTTTTGCCGTGACCTGCTTGTTCGGCCAGAATTGCGAAAACAGGGTAAAAAGCTTCTCAACCTCGCATCTGTCCATTTCTTCCTCCTACGGTAGTACATACTCCCGCCGCCGTAATATATAACATTCGTTCTCTTACTCTCCCTCTCTCTCTTACTCTTTCTCCCCCTCTTTCTCCTTGTGCGTTTGTTGTGCGTTTGTTGTGCGTTTGTTATCCGTTTGATTCTGATTTGTTCTGGCGGTTGGCGGCTTTATTCCTTCCGCTGTCCAAGGTTGGACGGATAAGATTAAACGCGACACTGGCGGCGGGGGAGAGACTGCTGGACGGCTCCGTTTCGTTCAGCGCATAGTCGCAGATCGCCAGAAGGATCTCCGCCTGCTGCTTTTTGGGGAGAGGCTGTATTGCATCCCAATAGGAGCTGTAAAACGTAAATTGTTTGCGCTTCACACCGCCTCACTCCTTCTTCATCGCCCCGATGACGTACACGCCGCGCTCCTTGTCCAGCGCCACCTGCACGGTGTAGTCCGCCAGCCCCTGCGTCACCAGCTCCGCAGGGATCTCCAGATGGTAGCCCCACAGCGTGTCGCAGTCCTCACGCTTCTCGCCGACCTGTACGGCACAGGCGGCGTAGTGCGCATCCACGCCGCGCTTGAACGCCTCTATCACGCTCTCCGCGTCCTCGATGTGCTGCCGCTGGCGCTGTACGATGTTTTCCAGGTGCCGATTCTGCCGCCGCAGACCCTTGATCTCATCTTGCATCCTTCCCATTCTTTTCTTCCTTTCTCTCGTACTCGTCCGTCAGGTGCCGTGCGATGGTGCAATGCTCCCACGCACCGGCACAGGATTGATTCATGAAGCGGGATGCCGCGCCGCCCGTCTCGAAGCTGACGCGGCTTCCGCCCTCGCAGCAGACCCGCCGTTTCTCGCTGCTGGTGAAGTAGGGGCAGGTGTACCGCTTGTGCCAGTAATCCATGCCGCTTACCCCTCCCATCAGAACGGCAGATCGCCGTCGTCCTCGTCGATCTCGGTAAAGCCGGTGGGTCGCGCCGCGCCGCTGTCCGCGTCCTTCTTGGCATCGCCAAAGTAGATGTTGTCCGCCAGCACCTCGGCGTTCCGGCGCTTGTTCCCGTCCTTGTCCGTCCAGTCCCGCAGCTGCAAACGCCCCTCCACCACGGCCATACGGCCCTTGGTGAAGTACTTGGCGGCAAACTCGGCGGTGGAGCGCCACGCCACCACGTCAATAAAATCCGTGTCCTTGGTGCCGTCCGCGTTCTTAAAGTCCCGGTCTACCGCCAGCGTGAAGCTGGTGACGGCGGTGCCGTTCTGCGTCCTGCGCAGCTCCGGATCGCGGGTCAGGCGGCCCATAATGAAAATCTTGTTCAGCATTTCTTATCTCCTCTCATAAGTAACTTTTTCCGAACTCGCGGCGGAAGTCCTCCTCCGTCCAGCCCTGCTCCTCCATTGCCTTGAGCTGCCCGTACCGCCTCAGACGCCGCATCTGGTCGCCGTTCTTGTGTACCGCACCGCGCCCGTTCCGGTGGCAGCGGTTGCCGCACAGGTACACCACAAGGCCGTACTTCTCGCTCTTCTTCCGGTTCGCACCACCCAGAATGTGGTGCCTCTCCAGCGGGTCACTTGGGTCGTTCCGCCCGCACAAAAAGCATCGCTTGTCGTTCATACGCTCACCTCTCCCCACCGGCTCACCAGGGCATCCAGCTCTCGCGGCGTCATGGTCTCGATGCCCACATCCCGGCAGTCCTGCACGATGGCGTCTATCAGCCGCGCCATCTGCTCCGTGTCGTATACGGAGCTGCCGTACCAGACGGTCACGTTTACGCAGCCCTTGATTTTGCTGGGGCCGGTATCGGTCATCCAGCCGATACCGTTTCGTTCCCAGCTCCGGCAGAACGCCTCCGCCGCCTTTTTCCGCAAGCACAGCACCTCGCTCACGCCGCCGATGCTCTGTATCTCCTGCCGGTATACCTTCTCTCTCGCAACGCCGTAGTGCGCCGCCAGCTTGTCCAGCAGTACCCACGCATAGGCATTACAGTCCAAGCTCCGTCCTTTGCCCTTGAGTGTGGCAGTGTACTCCTTGCCCGGCTTCAGAGCGTCGCAGACCTCCATCGCCGTCTCCGGTGACTTCACCCGCAGGCAGAGCCACGCGCCCTCGCTGTCCTGCGACCACCGCGCCGCGTTAACCGTTACCTGCTGCATAATTCTTCCTCCTGCGGCCAATGTCCTGTTCGTAGGCATTTTGCCAAATACCTAAGGCGAGGTAGATAACACCCCTCGACCCACTCCGCGTCATAATCAACCTTGTGCTGTGTCAACCTGTTTTCGTCTATTGGCAGGAAGAAATTAAACAATTCGTCTTCTGTAACGCGGTATGCCACGATTCTGCAAAACTTCCTCTTTCGGAACAATCCGCATCCGCTGGCAAACATCTCCACCTGGCACTGCTGCCAATACGCTTTCGTAACCTTGAACACAGGTTTGCTGTGCGTTTTCACTTCGGTAATAAGTTGTCTGCTTTCCCCGTCATAGTTCACCCGCAAACGGAGCGAACGGATGCGTATCTGCCTGTCTCGTATCTTCACGCGCAGCGCGTCAAGTATCTTGTGCTCGTAGGCCGTGCCACACTGCATTGCCGGCGTAATAAACCTGTCCTTCCTGACCCCAAGCTTCACCAGCCACCATCTTCGAAACGTGTCTGTATTCCAGTTCCCCATGATGGTGGCGGTGTCGCTTGCGCCAAACCACCCGCTTCTGTCGTGGTTTCGTATCATAGCTTACTCACAGCCTTTTCAAGCGCGTCCAGCTTTGCAAAATAACCCATCAACTGCACAAGCTGTTTTTCGTTGATCCCAAGTCCCCGAAGCAGGTCGTTGTGGTCAAGCCCGTTTCGTTCTTTCATGGTGATTAGCCTTTCCAGTCTCTCCTTTATGGCAAAGATACTGTGACGGCTCAAATCGTCCTCACCATCGTCTCCGTCACCTTCTGCCCAAAGGTCAAACCCAAGACCGGTACGCACGGCAACACCTTTAACGAAAGCTCTCGCCAGCGCGTTGTTTATGCGAAGTTGGTTCAGCGTATCCTCATATACCACAAGGGACCCGTTCAGCAGAGGCATGTCGTAGGAAAACTCCAAATCGTCAATGTGGATTTCAACAGACACAAACCAGCATTCTGTAATCCTTCCTTTACTGGTAGTAATTTTGGCCTGCGGCCACAGGTATGTATTCGTTTCCGGGCACCTACGAGGGACATACCACACGCTGGATGCTCCGTTTTCGTGGAGCAACTTCGCGCACTTTGCCCAGCTCAAATAAGGGACCTTGATAACATTACCCTTCTCGTCCTTTGCGTCTCGAAGATCGCAAAACGGCTTTACATCCACCTGTATCAACTCGTTAAATGATTTCAGCATTATTCTTCCGCCTTTCCCACATACTCACTGCCGCAATACGGGCATTGGTATTCCGTCATTTCCTTACCGAACTCGCCGCCCGGGTAATGTTTGTAGGTACACATGGCCGGGTCTTCAAACTCCGCACCACAATCATCGCAGATGACCTTTGCCTCCTCGCCGGTCTCCTGGTCGATCAGGTTCTCCAGTTCCTGGTCGATGTGATACAAACTCATACTCATTTCTGTTCCTCCCATGCGTCCACCGTCTCAATGCAAAACTCGCATCCAACGATGACGCCGTCCTTGTCCTTGTAGTAGGTGTCCGTCTCCTCCCCGCACACGGGGCAGACGGGCATATCGTAGTCCTTCGGCTCTAAGGGCCGCTCCGGTTCCCAATACTGCATCACGCTTCTCATACCGGTCGGCCCGCCGCTTTCAGCACGTCCCGCATCGGCTTTCGCGCCTTGAGGATGGACATAGCCCGCGCCGTGTCCCGCTTGTACTGCCGATACAGGTCTCCCAGCTCCTCCGTCTGGTAGTATCCCTCGCCGTCGTTGCAGATCATCACGCCCTGCCGCTTGGCATCGCTGACGGCCTTTCGCATCATCCGGTCGGAGGTCTGCATCGCCGCCGCCAGCTCCGCACGGCTGATGGCGTTTCGCCGCCCGCGGGGGATCAGCGCCGCAATACGCTCCGTTTCCGCCGTCCGCTGGGGGATGTCGGCCTTGTCCTCGTCGCCGTACAGATATGCCCGGCTGGTACGCAGTGCCGCCTCCAGCGCCGTCAGCACCTCCTCCGTGGGCAGACACACGCCGTTTTCAAACCGGCTCACCATGCAGGTGTCGATACGGGGATCCACCAGCTTCAGCACACCGCTGACCGCCTCCTGCGTCAGTCCCAGCTCCAGCCGCCGTTCCTTCAATCGGTTCATTACTGCACCTCCACCCATTCCCCGTTCTTAACGGTGTACCACACGCCGGGCTTCAGCGTTTCACCATCCACAATGGCGGACAGAATGGCAGCGATCTCTCCGTTCGTATTTCGCTCTACGCAGACAACGGCGTTTCCAATCTCTCCCATTACGCGCCCATAAAGACCAGTAGCCATAGCCACACAACCTTTGCCGGTGGCGGATGCTGCGCCACTCACGCCGGTGGCGGATGCTGCGCCACTCTCGCCGGTGGCGGATGCTGCGCCACTCACGCCGGTGGCGGATGCTGCGCCACTCTCGCCGGTGGCGGATGCTGCGCCACTCCAGCCGGTGGCGGATGCTGCGCCCCTCACGCCGGTGGCGGATGCTGCGCCCCTCTCGCCGGTGGCGGATGCTGCGCCCCTCACGCCGGTGGCGGATGCTGCGCCCCTCTCGCCGGTGGCGGATGCTGCGCCCCTCACGCCGGTGGCGGATGCTGCGCCCCTCTCGCCGGTGGCGGATGCTGCGCCCCTCACGCCGGTGGCGGATGCTGCGCCCCTCTCGCCGGTGGCGGATGCTGCGCCCCTCACGCCGGTGGCGGATGCTGCGCCCCTCTCGCCGGTGGCGGATGCTGCGCCCCTCACGCCGGTGGCGGATGCTGCGCCCCTCTCGCCGGTGGCGGATGCTGCGCCCCTCACGCCGGTGGCGGATGCTGCGCCACTCTCGCCGGTGGCGGATGCTGCGCCAC